CCGTTGACGCAAGAACTGCGAAGGATGGGTATACCTGTGACTCCTTTCACACCTGGGCGTGGTGCAGATAAGTTTACAAGAATGCATGCTTGCGCTCCTGTGTTTGAAAGCGGTATGGTTTGGGCACCAGAGACTAATTTTGCCGATGAGGTTATTGAGGAATGCGCTTCATTTCCAAATGGTGAACATGATGACTTGGCGGATTCGATGACACAGGCTATACTACGTTTTAGACAGGGTGGTTTTATTACGACTCCAAGTGATTATGAAGAAGAAGGCTTAATGTATTCTCGCAGAAGAAAGGAATATTACTAATGGCTGTAAAACCTAATCGTAAACCTATGAAATTTGCTTCAGGAGCAAAAGATAGGCAACAAAGAAATGCGATAGAAGCTGCTATAGCTGATGCTATGAGCGATGAATCAGGAAGAGCCATGTCAGATTCTGATATGGATCTTGTAAATGAAATGCTTGGTAAAAAAGAAAGACTGGCTATGTCTATGATTGGTGAGTCAGGTAAAACTATTTCTGATGCAGATCGTGAGATTGTAGATGCTCTCTTCGCTAATACAAAAGGTGAATTAGGCAGAATGGGAATGACGCCATCAAAGCCAAGAATGTTAAAACCAAAGCCACGACCAGATGTAGGTGCTATTGAGCGTGGAAATCGTGCAGCTAGAAGAACAGCCCAAGATTTAGCTAGTATGGAAGAAGGTGGGCTCATTGGTGGTCAAGTAAAACTTGATAAAAATAAAGACGGAAAAATATCAGGCGCAGATTTTAAAATGATGGAAGATGGTGGAGAAGTAAAAGGGAAAAAACGTAAAAAAAGTAAAGGAAATGTATGTCGTGGGGGCGGTGCTGCTCTTCGTGGCACTAGTTTTTCTGGGACTAAATAATGAGCGATATGACTTACAACATTGATATAGAAAAGCTAAATTCTGGTGTAAATCAGGTTTTCTTTGATTGCTGTGAGTCACAGAATATTGAGGTTGGGGCGGAAGATATCAAATGTGGCATCTCCCTGCCCATTGATGCAGGCGCTCCCAAAGTGTTACTGCTCCATGATGGTTGAGCGACTTTCGCTCCAACACCTAAAAGGGAAAGAAAATGGCTATTGAAAAAGATGCAGGTCCAGGCGGCGCTTTAGAGCAACAGATGCTCGAACAAGCTGAAGTGTTAGTTGGAGATGCGCTAGGTGAAAACCCTGGAGTTTTTAACTTTGATGACGGCTCTGCTATTGTTGGAGAATACACAGAAATGGAAGCGACGGTAGAAGTTGCTTTTGATTCTAATTTAGCAGAAGTCATGGAAGAGGGAGATCTTGGTCAAATATCAAATGATTTGATTGGGAGCATTGACGATGATTTCTCATCTAGACAGGATTGGGAAGACACATACAAACGTGGTCTAGATTACTTGGGAATGCAGAACGAGGAGAGAGTTGAACCTTTTGAGGGTTCCTCTGGCGTTGTTCATCCTCTTTTGGCTGAAAGTGTTACACAATTTCAAGCACAGGCGTACCGTGAGATGTTGCCTGCTACTGGTCCTGTAAGAACACAGGTAGTTGGAGGCCAGAGTGAGCAGCTTACAAAGCAAGCTGAACGTGTAAAAGACTACATGAACTACATGATTACCTATGAAATGGAAGAATATGACCCAGAAATGGATCAAATGCTGTTTTATCTTCCGATTGTAGGCTCAACATTCAAAAAAGTTTACTTTGACCCTCTAAAAGGCCGTGCAGTAAGCCAATTTGTGCATGCTGAAGACCTAGTTGTACCTTATGGAGCTACAGATTTACCCACATGCCCTAGAATTACGCATGTAATTAAGATGGATTCCAACGAAGTTAGAAAACTTCAGTTGGCAGGGTTCTATCGTGACGTTGATTTGCCCGATAACGGGTCAAGTGGCGAAGAAATGTCAGAGGTTCAGGAGACAATAAACGAAATACAGGGTGTTCACCCTAGTAATGCGTCTGTTGAGCTAACATTATACGAGGTTCATACCGATTTAGACCTCAAAGGCTTTGAAGATATGGGTAGTGATGGCGCTCCTAGCGGTTTAAAACTGCCATATATTGTTACAATCGTGGAAGATACAGGCGAAGTTCTTTCAATTCGTAGAAATTATGAAGAAACAGACACAATGATGCGGCGCAAGGACTATTTTGTGCACTATAAGTTCCTTCCAGGGCTAGGTTTCTATGGTCTTGGCCTTACACACATGATTGGAGGCTTGGCGCAAGCTTCTACCTCTATTTTACGTCAATTAATTGATGCGGGTACGCTTTCTAACTTGCCTGCGGGGTTCAAAGCACGAGGCGCGAGGATTCGAGAGGAAGATAATCCTCTACAGCCTGGGGAGTTCAGAGATATAGACGTTGCAGGCTCTGATATACGCTCTTCTTTGATGCCTTTGCCATTTAAAGAGCCTTCAGGCACATTGTATAATCTTTTGGGTACTCTCGTGGACGCAGGGCGGCGTTTTGCGGCTATGGCAGACATGAAAATAGCCGAAATGGGCGGTGAAACGCCTGTTGGAACAACAATGGCTATCATGGAACGTGGCACAAAAGTGATGTCTGCGATCCATAAACGCATGCATTATTCGCAAAAGATCGAGTTTAAGTTACTGTCTAAAATCTTCTCTGAAACCATTCAGATGTATCCGTATATGCCATCAACAGAGTTTGGCCCTGAGATATTTGCACAAGATTTTGACGCGAGAGTTGATGTACTTCCTGTTAGTGATCCGAATATCTTTTCAATGGCACAGCGTATTGCGCTTGCACAAACACAGTTACAGTTAGTTCAATCAAACCCACAGATTCACGGTGGGCCGCAAGGATTGTATCAAGCATATCGTAAGATGTATGAGGCGCTTGGCGTAAACAACATTGACTCAATACTACCACCGCCTCCACAGCCAATGCCGATCAACGCGGCTATGGAAAACAAGATTGCGATTACTGGCGGTATGCCTCAAGCGTTTCCACAGCAAGATCATAAAGCTCATATGGAAACACACTTAGCGATTATGGCAACGCCCGTGGTTCAAACAAATCCACAAGCTATGGCAACCTTGCAAGGTCACATTCAAGAACACATTGGTATGTTGGCAGAACAACAAGCACAGCAAATGGTTATGGAACAGGCAGGGCCAGAGGTTCAGCAAAACCCAGAGGCTATGCAGATGTTACAGCCTGCAATTGAACGTCAAGCGGCGATGCTTATTGCAGAACTTACTGAAGAATTTACACAAACAGTTGAGCCTGTGGGTGAGGGAACCGATCCTCTTGTTGCAATTAGGCAACAGGAACTACAACTAAAAGCAGCAGATATGGAACGTAAATCTACAGAGTTTGATGCCAAGCAAGAACTAGAGCGTGAGAAAGAAATGATGGACGCTAGTTTGGCTCAAGAAAGGCTAAACCTACAGCAAGACGCTTTAGCCGATAAAACACGAGTCGCTGAAGATCGTATTCAAACACAAAGGGATATTGCGGCTATCAACGCGCAAATGAAAGGAGTCAGACAATGACCAGTAGTGTAAGGGCTAAAATGGCTCAAGTTGAAAAAGAAAAGAAAATAACTAAAAGACAAGCTATGACTGCTCCAGAAGTAGTTACAGAAATGGTTCGCGCCCGTAATGACCAAGGACATTATATAGCAGATGACCCAAAAACTGAAATCAACGAAGCGTGGGTTGAGAAGCCTAAAAAGAAGGCATCTCCCAAAAAGAAAGCCCCTGCCAAAAAGAAAGCCGCAAGCAAAAGCTAGTGGCGGCATAACAAAACGCTTTAGCAAAATAGCTAGACCCCAAAAATTTCAGGGTATTTTCTAAAACTCTGGGATAAATACTTGTATTCTCCTATGGATTGTATAATGTCCTAGTATGGAGATCGCATGGACGCACTAAATCTAGCTGAATACCTCTACAAAAAGTTACGTCAACGCCGTGATGACATACAGGTGTCTTTAGGCACAGGTAACATTGGCTCGTTTGATGATTACAAATATGCGGTTGGGCAGATTAAAGGTCTAACGTTCATGGAAGAAGAAATAAAAACAGCAATGAGAAATATTGAGCTATCAGATGACTAAAAAACTATATGTGCCTGAGCATTTAACAGTAAAACCAAAGGGTATGGAGAATATTCCTACACCTATAAAGACTGCTTTTGGAAAAGATAAAGAAGAAAGCAAGAACGAGAATGATCCTTCTCAAATGGAAGCTTCAGCATTAGAGCGTCTTCCACAACCAACTGGATATAGAATGTTAATCATTCCGTACTATCCAAGCGAGAAAACAAAAGGCGGTGTGTACGTTCCAGATCAAGTTAGAGATCGTGAAGCATTCGCAACAGTAGCAGCGTATGTTGTAAAACTTGGCCCCGATGCATACCAAGACTCCCAGAAGTTCCCAACTGGTTCGTGGTGTTCTGAAAAAGATTGGGTTCTTATAGGAAGATATGCTGGAAATAGGTTTAAAGTGGAAGGACTTGAGGTTCGTATTATAAATGACGATAATATTATAGCCACAATACTTGACCCCAAAGATATTTCGTATGTATAAGATAACAGAGGAGAGTTTTTGTTATGCAGGCAGAAGCCCAAGAAAAAGAAATTGAAGAAGTAACATCCGTAGAAATAGAGGATGATTCAGAAGTTATTGAGGATGTTTCTGAAGAAGAACAGAAAGCGTCCTCTGATGAAGGCTCTGATGATGAGCAAGAGCTTAGAGATTACGAGTCTCCTAACAAAAAACAAAGCTCTAAAAAAGATGCGCAAAGCAGAATACAACATCTAACTGCGTTAAGGAAAAAGGCTGAAGAAGAAGCAGCCGCCGCAGTTGAGTATGCGCAGCAAGTTAAAGCTCAAAATGAAGAATACAAACAACGCCTTTCAACTTTAGACAAAGGATACATGTCTGAGTATGAGGGAAGAGTTACAACGCAAGAAGCTCAGGCAAAACGTGCATTAGCAGAAGCACATGAAGCAGGAGATTATGAAAAATTAGCAGATGCTCAAGCGGCAATATCACAAATTGCCATTGAAAAAGAGCGTCTTCGCTTACAGAAACAACGTTCTGAACAGCAAGCACAAGAATATGCTGCTCAACAAGAACAAGTGCAACAGCAGCCCCGTCAACAAGCCCCTCAACCACAGCGTGACCCAAAGCTAGAGTCATGGTTAGAAAAAAATAAGTGGTTTGGTTCTGATAAGGTTATGACAGGTGCTGCAAGGGCAATTCACGAAACGTTAGTTGCGGAAGAAGGGTATAACCCTACAACCGATGAATATTACGCGGAGATTGATCGGCGCATGCGTTCTGAAATGCCTAATAAGTTTGCGAGTAACAAGAAAAACGTCCAATCTGTTACTCCTTCAGGGAACGGTAGTCGTTCACTGGTAAATGGACGGAAAAAGCAAGTGGATCTAAACCCTGGTCAAGTCGCATTGGCTAATAAGTTAAAGATACCCTTGGAAAAATACGCTGCTGAAGTGGCGAAACTAGAGAATCGGAGAGACTAATGGCGGATCGTACCCCACGAGAAACAGAAACTCGGCAAAGCCAAGAACGTAAAGTTTGGAGGCCAGGAACAGCATTAGAAGCTCCAGAACCACCTCTAGGGTATAAGCATCGTTGGATTCGAGAATCCGTGATGGAGTTTGATGACAAAACTAACGTACATAAGCGACGGCAAGAAGGATATGATCTCGTTCGTGCAGAGGAATATCCAGAATACACAGGTCCAGTTGTAGATGAAGGGCGAAACGCAGGCATCATAGGTGTCGGCGGTCTAGTATTAGCTCGTATTCCACAGGAGTTGGCAGATCAACGCAATCAGCACTACCAGAAGACTACACAAAATCAGATGGATGCTGTTGATCGTGATTGGATGCGCGAAAATAATCCTGCGATGCCAAAAATGGCACCACAACGTAAATCAAGTGTGAGTTTCGGCTCACGACCTAAATCTGATGGAGATTAAAGATGGCGAATTTAGACGCACCTTTTGGCCTTCGTCCTGCTCGTACAAGTATAAGCTCTCAACAGCAAAATCGTTACCGAATTGCTGCAAACTACAACACCTCTATTTTTCAGGGTGATCTAGTTGCAATGGTAACTGGTGGCGGTATTGAGAGAGTTGCGGCAGGTGGTTCAGGATTTATTCTAGGCGTTTTCAACGGCTGTGAATTTACTGATCCAAGCACAGGAAAGCCAAGATTTTCAAACCACTATCCTGCAAACACAAATGCATCTGACATTATAGCTAACGTTATTGATGATCCAAATGCAGTGTTTGAAATCCAAGCTGATGCTGCATTTCCAGTGACAGACTTGGCAGGTAACTACGATATTCTAGCAACAGCAGGAGATACCGTATCTGGTACCTCTCGTATAGAGCTAGAAGTAGGAACTGCGGATAGCACGGTAGCAACCCTACCACTAAAAGCAATCGATATTTCTCAAGATCCTGAGAATAGCGATGCATCATCGGCAAATACAAACGTAATTGTCAGAATTAACAACCACCTGTTCAGTGCTGGCACTGCGGGTCTATCTTAAGGAGACTGAGTTATGGCTATTTCAAGATCCCAACTCGTCAAAGAGCTAGAACCTGGGCTTAACGCACTTTTTGGTATGGAATATGACCGCTATGAAAGTGAGCATGCAGAAATTTTTGAAACAGAGGCATCTGATCGTGCTTTTGAAGAAGAAGTAATGCTTGTTGGCTTTGGTAATGCTCCAACTAAAAGCGAAGGTGCGGGTGTGCAATTTGATAATGCAAACGAAGCGTTTACTGCTCGTTATTCACACGAAACAGTAGCTCTTGCTTTCGCATTAACGGAAGAAGCTGTTGAAGATAATCTGTATGACCGCCTTGGCGCTCGTTATACAAGAGCATTAGCTCGTTCAATGGCTCATACAAAGCAAATCAAAGCAGCGGCTGTTTTAAACAACGCTTTTGATGCTAACTTTACTGGCGGTGACGGTGTTGAGCTATGCGCAACTAACCACCCACTATCTGGTGGTGGTACGTTCCGTAATGAGTTGGCAACTGCTTCTGACCTCAACGAAACTTCACTTGAGAATGCTCTTATTGACATCTCAACATTCGTTGATGAACGTAATATGATTGTCGCAATGCGTGGACTTAAACTAATTGTTCCTCCGCAACTAAAATTTGT